ATATTAATTAAGCAAAGCAAGCAAAGAATAGCATAATTAATAAAGGTTAATATATAATCAATAAAAACTTACCACATAACTTGATTACACCATTAGATATATAATATGAACATCAGTAGTGTTACTATACTTCACAGTATGCTTATACATTCTTATGTCTAATCAATAATAATTTCATTATAACTATACGAATATAAAGTTTTTTAATCTATCTAGATTAACACTACATTAAACATCAAATAACAGATTTGAAACCTAATACTGGACTTAACACTAAACTTACAACTAAACTTAATGCTACATTTAATCTTGGACTTAATACTAACTTAACATTAAATTTAACATTAAACTTAAGACTAAACTTAACATTAAAGTTACTATTAAACTTAACACTAAACTAACATTAAACTTAACATTAAACTTAACATTAAACTTAACACTAAACTTAACATTAAACTTAACATTGAACTTATCACTAATCACTTAACTAAACATTAGACATAATACTTATACTAACTTAATATTGACTATGACATTAAACTTAACATAAAGTCAATATAATAATATGACATTAACTCAACATAAGTTTATACTGGCTAAGACAAACACTAATTGATACAATACAACATTATAGCTATAACTTTTATAATAAACTTACTAAGATTAACATTCAAAGGTATACATACTCACAGTTTTAGTGGCTCTTGGTTTGAGATTTCTCTGACCTTTGTATCAACAAGAGACTGTGCCAAAATCCTCAGCTCTGGATCCATGTCATCACCGAGGTGAAAGTGATTAACAATCTCTTTACCCCAATGCCCCATATACATAATAATGATCCTTTGATCCAGCTGTATACCCATTGATTGAGTTCGCCTCAAGTATGACTGATAGAACGCCGACTTCTTTTTGAGTTTTTCCTCTGCTGTGCCTACGGACTTCGAGGCCATTATGGTATTCCTCATGTCCTGGAGTATTGAAAAAAAAGCACCAAGTTCTGGCATTCCTGCTACATACAAGGCTGTTGGAGGACATCTGTCAGGTGCACATGCAAAAACCCAGACAGAATGAGGTGATGTAATATCATTAAACAGCGTTGCTCCCTGAGTTTGTGCATCAGCCACTAAGTCTGTTATATCTGGCAACATTGATTGTAGCACCTGTTCTTGCCTTGTCAGAAAATAGGCCCTGATAGTGGATAGAAATCTTTCACCAGCATCTTTTGGTTTAGGAAGAAAGGGACACTCTGCATTCAAAAAATCATCAATTCTCTCAACCCAATCTTTTACAAAGAAATTGAATCCTATTACACCCATGACAGGACTTATAATATTTCTTGCTTTCACCTGAGCTGGAAATAGGCCACACACAATTGTTCTGAATCTGCCTGGTGTTATCTCATCTGCTTTCATAGTAGATTGGGCTGTAGGCATTGAAACATAAAGATGCCTAGGTTTTCGTATGCCATTAACCTCCTCATATGAAGTATCATCCTTAAATCTGATTCGTGTCCCTTTGTTCTCCTTAATGGTTTGTCTCCCTCGAGTTGACAGCATGTATAAGGCCTTTAAGATGATAGGCAGTGTAAAGCTCAATATATAGAAACCTATAGATCTCCAGTCTGCAGTTTGACCACTTGGCTCTTCAAGATCAACTGAATTAACATCCAGTATGTTCCCATAGCGAAGAGATGATTTCTCCTTTAAATGGTCATCAGGCTCAATCCCAGTTGGGTCAACAGGTTTAGAAGCCAATTTCTGGGTCGTAATGAAGTCTGCCAGTTGTCTCTTGAGTTCCCCGAGTTTAGTCTCCAATGCAGACACAGCTGCCCGTCTACTCTGTAATGTGCTCTTGTTAACGTCATCGGGGTCCACTTCAACTGCCTTCTCTGCATCTTTAAGTTTTTGTCTGGCTGTGACCAACTGTTGTTCATGAGTGGTTATGTTGTCTTGTAGTTCTTTGAGGTTACTCATTCCAGTTATTGTTGTAGTAGCTTCTCAAGGAGT